CTTCCAAATCCAATACAATTCATGTGTTAGATTTACAGGTGTTAATGTAAACTCTTTAGGTTGATTAACCTCTTTCATTATGTTTTTAAGAGTCTTTATGTTCATAGTTGTTCGTATTTACCAACAACATCAACTTCATCATTAGCATCCAATTCAAAACCTAAAGTTGCATTGAATATAAATACGATTTCATTGGTTGTACCATTAAACGAATATGTGTAAGTTGTCGATGGTTTGAATTCTGAGTTTACATATACTCTAAACCAATTCAATGTATCAAACGAACCAATTAACTCAACTGGTAATATTGGTAATCTTACATTACTTAGAGTAATAGTTCTATAATCAACAAAACCCCCACTTTGTGAGCTTCTAGTTGCAACAAAATCAATTACTGATTGATATTCGTTGTAAATGTTAGGATTTGAAAATGATGTACCAGTTAAATCAGTTTCAATACCCCATACTACTTTCTTTGGAGTGAATGATTTTTTAACAGTTGGCTTATCATCAAATGTTTCAGGTAATAAGTAAGCGTTAGTCACCATTGTAAATGATGTTCTAATTACTCTCTCAGAACCTTCACCTACTTCTTGTTGATTATCAAATGAATCAATACGTGTTCTAAATTTATATCCACTATCAGTTCCCCAATATCTATCGGTTGCATATTGAAATTGTTCAATAATAGCGTTCATATGTTCGGTGAATGATGTCCATACCATCACCTCATAGGTAACAGTAACATAATCGGGTACCGATATTTCATATTGCTCCAATGCCTTAGATGCACCTACTTGTAAACTGAATCTTTCATATTTGTTTTTCTGCGAATACTTTTTGTAAGCTGGTAAAGTATTTACATCTTTAAACTGAGCCATTCCATCCTGTCTATCGATAGAATTTCGTTTAAACATTACTAAAGGTAATTGAATCTTACCCCTGCTATCTCTTAGATATCCTTTTGTTCTTGCATTATTCCATCTTTCAGCGTTTCCATATAAAAGAGGTACCTTAACTTGATTACCATTTTCTTCTACATTTGGAATAATGGAGTCTACCATATATTCAGCAATAGTCGTATCAATATCAATAAGTTTCACACCTTTAGTGAACTCCTTACTAATACTCATTTGATTTGCTCTATTTGTTTCTCTTTTATTCATTAGATAACTCTCATTTCAGTTTGAATTGAACTTTTTCGTGTCATAAATGCTGAACATAATATTGAGAATTTCTCACCACTCTGCCCTCCAATTAATTGGTCCTCTTTTACGTTATCAATTTCAAAGTATGCATCATTGTGGGAAATGATATCCCCTATTTCTGGGTAGAATCCCTTATCCTTCAATGTAATACGATTAAATCTAAATTCTACACTTTGACCCGAATCAGGTCCGAATCCTTCATAAGAAGTAGTAGTATCATCCCTATCAATTACAGCAGAACATTGTGTACCCTGATAATATGTTTTATTTAGGGATTCCCCATATAGATTTGTTGATAAATCCTCAATGGCAAGTTTAAATAGGATTACAGTTGTTTCTATAACCGCATCCACTAATTCCTTTGAGATTCCTTCAAAGAATCTTATATCTCTATCTAACGCAAATCTTGGCATATTCTTATCCTACGTATATTGCTAATGGAACTTTTCTCAACATCTCTTGTTGAAAGTTAGATTCATTGTTCCTAATTTCAAATTGATTTTTTCTACTTAACTCATCCAAGTTTTCTCTAAGTTGTTCTACCAATGCATCTTTCTCACTTGAAGCTTCTGCTCTTAGCGCTCCGCCATCTAACGAAATTTCAGAACCTGGAATTGGAACCGAACTATATTTTTCTCTAATTGCTCCTAATAATTCCTTAGTAAGTGCAAGTGTATATTTTCTAATCCATTGCTTACCTACATCATTTATAAATGAGTAAGGAATGAAATTATATCCAATATTTGAATAATCAGATACTACATCCGATTGTACGTTTGTTGAATTTTCTATAAATTCTTTTCTTACAAAGTATTCAAACCACATTTTCTCATCGTTTGCTGGTATTGGAAATATTTGTAATTTATTATTTGTGATATTAAATGAGTGTGCTGATTTTCTTATTTGGTCATTAAATTCAATTGCTTGCATTCGTAACATATCCTGATATACAGGCATCATAACAAATTGTGATGCTGGTGACATTCCACCAAATCCAAATTCATCCATCATCTGCATAGTACCCTGTCCACTTCCGGCATATGGGTCAAAGAATCTCGCTGATGCTGGTGGTGCTTCAAAGAACACCTTTACTACATCAATACGATTACCACCTTCAGATGAACTAGCGAATACATCTAAATCATAAGTTTGTTGTCCAGCTACTACATCAATAGAACCACTTTTTACATCAGTATTACCACCCACACCAGCTAAAGTACCATAAGCATCCGAAATACCAATCAATGTTGGTAAAATCGAACCTTCTACTAATTTTTGTGAATAATTGGTTCCCGTTGGTACTCCTTTAAGTACATCGAGATTATTTCTGATATTAAATTGATTTACTTGTGCAGCATATTCAGCGGTTGCCTCTTCGAAGCATGAATAAAAACTTTCATCAACTAATTCAACGTTTTGTATTGGGTATCCAAGTCTTTTAGCACACCAATTAGCTATTTTCGGTGCATCGGCTTGAAATATTGCATCAGTATCAAATGTACCAAATGGAGTTTGTCCCTCAGAAAAGGATGATGAGCCCGGATATATGTATTCTACTGCCATTTATCTATTCCTATATTGTTTAACTTATCTATAAATATAAAGAAAAAGAAGAATAGGTTTTTTAAATATGGAATCTATACATAACTCATTAATTTGTTTACGTGTTCACTATCATAGATGTCTGATAGTCAGACAGTTACAAAGCATAAAAAAAGAGGGATAGTTTCCTACCCCTCTAAATTTATTGAATTAATTAACGATTATACGTTAGCTAAATCTTTAACAAAGATACGACCGTAATATTCTGGTCTTACCATTTTCTTAGCGTATCTCGTCATAACCCCACGTCTTGGTGTGAAGTTAGTTGGGTCATACACTAATGGAGTCATAATTAATGGAACGTAAGGTGCATAAACTGCTCCAGTTTCCAAGAAGTTAGAACCTCTGAATCCTAATAACATTTCGTTAGAAGTCATATAAGGATTTTTGTACACAGTGTATCTATTAGCGATTGCACCAACAGTTGTAACACCAGCTGCGAAAGATGTAGCATCTTTATCAGCAGATACAGTAAATCCAGGGATAGATTCTAAAATTGTACATACATCAGGAGAAGCAACAACGAAGTTAGCTCCACCTCTTAATGTCAATTGGTGAATCTTATTAGATACTTTGTTTAATTTAGTACCTAAAGTTTGGAACCAAGTGTTCTTTTGATAAGCAACACCAGCAGTAGCACCAGACCATACACCAGTTGCAGAGTTGTACTCTTCACCGATAGTAGCCGACCAGTACTCAGTTGTTAAAGCGTTAGATTTTAACATATCTAAGATTTCTAAATCAATCTCTAAAGAGATATAATCAGATAACATAGCAGTTAATTCAGCTTCAGCATCAATTGAATGATAAGCGTTTAAATCTTGCGCCAATTCTGGAGTCCATACAGCTTTTAGTTTTCTAGTCTTAGCAACAATTGCTTCAGATTTCAATTCTAAATCTACTTCAGGAATATCAATTGATGTTCCAATTACCCCAGCAGCGTTAGCTACTTGTCCAGCATTTTTACCATCTTCAAAATCACCTCTAGCGTAATCAGTAGGAACTACTGAGTAAGATAAAGTAGCTTCAGCGTTACCTTTTCCAGCATTAGTACCTAAATCAGCAGCACCAGAAACGATTAATACTAAATTAGCACCAGATACACTATGGAATTGGTTTAAGTTAGCCGCAATCTCTGAAGAAGCGATGTTGAATGAACGTACACCATCTACATCAGCAGTTGCAGGAGCAGCAACAGTAACTTTAATTACTTCACCAGCTGCAACAGATGCAGATAAGTTAGAATCAAATCCTACATCAGCCCAAGATGCCGATACAAATCCTTGTGTTGCTGCTAAATAAGAAGCAGTTACATCATTAGAAGTATATCCGAATCTTCCTTCTCCGTATAATCCATTGGTTGCAGAATCAGTTGAACCAGCATCAGCACCAGAACCACCGAAAAGTGATTGACCAGA